CACCAGCCGAGGGCTACAGGTAGCGTTTAAATCGATCGTGATTTCATCAAATTGCCCCTGATTGCTTTAGCGTTAAAAATCGAATTCGTTCGTTGAGTTGTTTTGTTAACTCGTCTTTTGTTTCTTGCTGAACTTCGTCAAAAGCGAAGTCTTTGAATATCTCAGCAGCCGATGGACCGCTAAGGCTTTGCAGTGGTCCGCGTTGCTTACCGACTCGCTTGATAACTCGACCTTTGTATCTCGCGACTTTGAACGCACCCGCATCTACTTGAGCCGCACCTGCTCGAAATACTTTTGTCGTTACGCCAGTTTTCGTCTCGCGTGCTTTGTAAAACTTTAAATTGATTCGCTTGGTACCTTTGACGGTCACTGTTGCCGATATGTGTTCTGGTGTCGCTTGCGTCGGCACGCTCAGTAGTTTCTTTATGTTCTTTTGTGGCAGCGTAATTACCTTGCCAATCTTCTTGGCTATCAGCGACTTAGTTTTCTTCGCAGTCTTGTTGACCACAATTGCCATTTCCCGGCTTAGCTTTTTTCTTGTGCCTTCGAGCGTTGCCTTGAGTCTGGCGATGCCTTGAACGTCGATGTCGATCATGCTCGCACCGTGTAGGGGTCGTCTTCATCGGTGCGGTACGTTACAGCGAGAGGAATGTTTATTCCGTCCGTCCCTTCTCCGCTGTCAATGTTTTCCTGTGTCAACCATTCAGCTATGACTGCGTACCCGCCGAACGTGTGCCATGTGTTTTGTGGCGTACAGACAGCCTTGCGAACGTCCGCAGCAAATCGGTTTATCGTTCCGTCAACTTCGGTTGTATCTTCCTCGCTTGATCTAACATGGCAACGGATATTAAATATCTGCTGCATTGCTGTCGCAGGCGGATTGCCTGGACAATCAAGCTCAGGTACTCGCGTAGGACTTGCCTGAAACACAACGATCTGCAAATCCTTCGGCGTGTAGTTTCCCAGTCGTGTCGGCTGAATCACTTCACACACCTGCGTTTGCTCGGCCCCCGGTGTCAACGCATCAACCCAAATCAGCGTCTCTAGTCGCTCGATTAACTCCGCTGCAATGTTGTCAACGACTGTTAGCGTTACCGGCATTCGAGCACCAGCATTCCGTGATCTTGCTCAATCAGTTGCGTAATCGAACGCTTCTCGGCTGTCTTGCCATCGCGAGGTGCAAGCTTAATCATGTCGCCGCCTGTATCGAGTTCAGAACTGCTAATGCCGTCAGTCGCATCGTTTGCAACGTGAATCTGAAAGGCTGGTAGATTCGTCTGGCCAGCATCCTCAGCGAAGGTTGCGATCTGCTGGCGAACGACTACGGCCGTAATCGTTCGCGTCGCAGTTGTGGCACCGCGAGCCCAATACTCGACAGATTCCGCAAAGTCATCAGCGTTGCAGAATACTGTCAGAGCATCGGTTTCAATGGTGTCGTGAAGTGTCATCTACTAACTGCGCTTTCCAAGAATTCGCATATAGTCAATTGTGCAAACGTCGGCATTTGTGTTTGCGGCTTTTTGCAACTGAATCATCGGCTGCAAGTTGCCCGTGTAAGCACTCATGTCGAATGTGGTTGACGCAGCTACGCGAGCCCCGTTGATATAGAACCTGACGTCTGACTTTCCGCCAGTGAAGTCAATAACAAACTTCTTGTAAGTCGTGCCAAGTGTCACGCCGCTTGAGATATCATTCTTGTCTGTAGTCCCGTCGTCAGACTCGCAGTAGACTAGAGTCGTGCTATTCGCTCCCTCCATGCGAAACCATGCAGACTCAGCCATACTGTCGGCTGTGTCGCTGCGATCGCTGGAAACTCCAAATACCAAAATCGAACCGCTGGTAAATGTCGATGCACCGATCTTGACTCGCATCTCGACACGCTGGATGCTGTCGATATCAAACGATTTAGCATCGCCGTGATGCAATCCGATAATCTGCACTTGGCTCGTCGCTTCGAGCGAAAGTACCGCCGCGCCACCAGCACGCACAAACGTCGGCGGGGCTGCACCTGTCACATCGACTAACCAGGGTGTCCCGATGTTTGCCGATGTTGGAAAAGTTACAGACGTACCCTCAAAGTCCTCGACGTAATCTTGGGAGTCTTGCAGTCCTGACATTTGTTTTTCTTTCTATTTCCTGAACAACGATCATCGCATTCCGCTACGTTGTGGAGTGCTAAATTACCCACTCGAAAACGTGACGGCTGCCGTGAGTTAAACAGCCGTCACGCACGCGAAGAAAACTATCAAGCGTTGATGTACAGTCCGCGCCAGTCGATTGCTTTAGTTCCGAATGTCTGGCGGATCTTGTTGTAGTAGGTATCGTTTTTCATGTTGTATTCATTCTCGACGACAGGCGATTCCTCACCCGACAAGAACGAAAGTTCAACTGTGTCGATCTGCGAATTGTCCGCAGCGACATACCATTTGGTCGCACTGTTCGCATCAAGCTGCGGTTCAATGACAGGCGTTATTGGACGCATGCCGTTAGGTCCGTAGATGTTCAGCGTGTTGGCGTTACCTGCGGCAGAGCCACCAGCAGCAGGGTCAGACATGGAAGCGATTAGCTGCAACAGCGTTGCACTGTAAGCCACCGGAACGATAACGAACTTCGGCACTACGTTGATAATCGCATCGGTCGTCAATCCCTTTTGCGTCATCATCTTCACGAACGCATTGTTCAGCGTTGTTACGCTCGGTGCGGCTGCGGCTCCAGATGTGTTGTCGCCGGAAGCATGCGATGAGCTAAACAGCGAGTAACCGTCTCCCATTGTTGGGTTCGAGGTAAGCACCTCGTAAACCTTCTTATTCTGGAAACGTCGCATTGCATTGCCGTGCATTGCAGGAATGCGTGACAGGGCATCAAGGTCATCGTTGACGATTGTTTCCCAGCTGACCGAGAACGATTCGCCGTACTTGGCAACCTTGTAGACTTCCTTCGAGTCGCTCATTGCCTTTTCTGGGTAGTCCTGGCTTTCTGGAACTTCCTCGGGGTTTGGTGCTTCGCTGAAACGCATCCGGTTGATGTTCTTGAAGTCGTCAACTGAGTTAGCTTGGCGAGCCCAAAGCGACCATGTGTGTGGTGCTTCTTCGTATCCAGCTAGCAGCGTTTTATTTGACGCATCGAGCAGAAGGTTTGCAAAGCTTCCGGTTGTGTGGTAAGCCGAGAAGTCAGAGCGTTCGATTCGGTAACGCTGCGAGATTTCATAAGAGCCCTGAAGTGTTGACATTCGCATGATTGCTCGTGCGATTTCTGGGTTGCTCATTCGCTGAACAGGCAGTCCAGCACGCTCAGCAAACAAAGTTGCCATGCGAATTAGGTTGAGGTTTGCGAAATCTTCGTAACCCTGCTCAGGTTTCTCCGAAGCGAACAGGCTACGCTTGATGGATGTGCGACCCTTTGAGCGTGCAATTAAGCCATCGCTCGCGGCTGCTACAAATTTGTCCTCGGATGCGCGAGCAACGCGAACGTCGGCACCAACCGACGAGCCAAGTGGTTGAGTTGCCATACGTTCGATTATCCTTTTGCGAGCGTCTGAAACGGTAACGAATCCATCGCACAACTCATCTGCAAAAGCACGCTCAAGCTTTGCGAGTTCGCACGCGGATCGAATTTCTTTACGGCGCACTTGGTCTTGATCCAATGCACGCTTGATTTGCTGCTCAGCCTTTTGGCGAGCGGCGATTGAGTTTTCCACGACTGGCTTTGGTTCTTCTTCAGTCGGCAGCGGTGCGTCCATGTTTTCGACAACAGGTGCGACTTCTTCGGGCGGTGCGTCCATGTTCATAACTGGCTCCGTCGCTTCTTCGGTTTCCGCACCAGACAGCTTGCCAACAACCCACGCGAGAACCTGATTCGGGTCTGTCATACCTTCCGGCAGACCCATACCGGACAACTGACTAAGCAGTGCTTCGTCCATTCTGAGAACCTTTCGATTTAGGTCTGTGTATGACCTGCGAACTGTCGATTGCTCATCTGCACCCGTTGCGCAAATGGAAGCGTTATAGGGTTGCCAGCTAGTGATAATCACCGCTGGTCCCTCCACGTATTGGCCGCTTGGCGTCGTGTAAGACTGTCCGCGACTAATGAATTCACTTGCAAAGATGTCGGCACTAATCGAGAAATCGGTTATGTGCCCTTCCTGCATTCGCTGTTCGATGGTTCGCGATTCTTCGTCCGTCGCGAATGATGTTTCACCAACGAGCTGCGAGCCCTCGACTCGAATGTTCCGAATCGAGCCGAATATGTTTCGGA